TGTTAACTGTATGCAAGAATTTTGTCTCGGGTTTCAAGGTAGCTAGATCTTTTTCATAACCTTACCCATTGTCCATTTTTCACGATCTATTGTGATAACTAATCTATGGGTTTCACGGTGTCCAATTAATTTATTTTCCATTAAATCAATACCAACAACGTCAAATAATTCTCCATTTGGTAAACAAACTTGCACACGTGCGTTTGCAGCTACTTCTGATCCTTTCAGAAATTTATCTAATGTCTGTCTTAATAACTTTCCTTTTAACATAATATTTTAATGGGGCCCAGTATCAGTGGGTATAAAAAAAACAAAACATCCACGTCGTAAGCCGACCCCACTTGCTTTTTACTCTAAATTACCTTAAATGTCTAGTATGACACAACCAAAAAGATTAACAGAAATGCAAATGAAATTTGCATATGAATTGGTTACAAACGAAGGCAGAAAGACCGGTGCAGAGTGTGCTATTGCTGCAGGATATTCTCCTGATGCTGCAATTGTATATGCAAGTAAACTACAAAATCCAAAAGTATATCCACTAGTTGTACAATACATTGGAAAATTAAGATCGGAGTATCAAAAAAAATATGACGTTACATTTGAAAGACACATATCAGAACTTGCAAAACTCAGAGATGAATGTAGAGGAAACAAGGCTTGGTCGGCTGCAGTCAATGCTGAAGTTGCTAGAGGAAAAGCAGCAGGGCTGTACGTTGAACAAAAGATTATTAGGACCGGTAAGTTAGAAGATCTTACTGCAGAACAGTTAGAGGCTCGTATGAAAGAAATTATTAACGAGTACTCACCGATCCTAGAGGGTGTTGTATTAGATGATATTAAAGAGGAAGTTAAATCTAAACAAAGAGAAATTAACTATTCATCCTCATCTTCATCATCGAAATCATCATCTGAATCAGAATCACAATCGTGATTTTCTAAGTCTTCAGCTTTTTCTCTGATGTTATCAATATCTTCTTGGATTCTATCAAGTATATCTTGAATAGATTCATTCTTTGGTTTTTTTGCCATAGATTTTCTCCATTGATTTGATGTTGTTTGCGGGTATTACAGTACGATCACCGTATGTAATTTCGCCCAGATTGTCTATCTCATAGCTAGAAAAGATCCAAACATAATCTTTAGTTTGTTTGTAAATAAAACCTATTGAAATACAATGACTTACATCCATTCTGTCAAATTCAAGATCAGTAGCCCATCCTGAATCACTACATATATCTTCCCAATTTATTTTATATAGCTCATAATTAAACTTCATAACTTCACCTAATAGAGTTCTATAGATTAAATGACTATTGGTACCCTCTCTTTAACTGAAAAATTCTGTAACTTTGTAACTTTATGCATTTTCTCTATATATACCAACTGTTCTAGAGTTACAAAAAAGTTACAAAAGTTACAAATTGAGATAAAAGTATTTAAAATCAATGACTTACCGTGTAGAAGATTTTTTGCCATATTATTCATATAAATCAATAGGTTAGCAATAGTGTTGCATAAATGTCACACTTTGACACTCTCTTTTAAGTTGTAATAGGCATCTAAACGCCTTAACCACTCCGATTTGTAGTATCTAAATCGTTCCCCATTAACTATAAATCTTTGAAAAAAATTGTCAGGTGTACACATAAGAATCACGGTCTGTTCTATTTTTGTATCATATATACAATCATGGGCTGTAGCGTATGCAGCACCCTGTAGATAATAATCTTCAATCCATTCATCTTTCTTTGGTTTATTTGTTTGTTTAAAGTCAATGATACTGTCTCTTCCTTGGTATATTCCACACAAGTCTGTTTGACCTGCATACAAATCTGGATAATACAGGACAACTTCATTGCCCCAAATCTCTTGAAGATCACCTAATCCTTTATCAATTATAGTTTGGGCCATGCTCCTCGCTTCTCGCCCCTCGTCACTCAAATCTAGCAATCCTTGACCGTTTAAATGGTATTCTAAATACGAGTGCATAGCAGTGCCTCGTGTTGCCGCTCGATGCTTGATTCTTTCAGCTTCAAACTCGCCAACCCTTGCTTTCCATTTATTCAAAGACTCTCGTTTCTCGCTGCTCGCCGTTGCACCTAGTATCGTGGTCACAGAAGGGAGCTTCTGGACACCAATTTCATAATGTCTTTCATCTTTAATCAAAGATCGCATAGACTTTGGATACTCGTATAATTTATTCCATTTCATTCCATTACCGGTCCTTCCTTTGTTGATTCTTTATACAAAAATCTAATGATTTCTTTACTTATTGTGGTTGTAGGATCAAAAGAAATATCCTTTGAGCAACCTAATAACACTAATAATAGAACAACATATTTCATTAATGTAACTTTCTAGTTTTTTCATAAAGACGTTTTTCAAACATAGCACGCAATATGGTACGCGCTTCTTGTGGTGGGAGTCTTTTACGAATAATATGGTCCATTAATTGTTTTTCAAATTGTTTTCTATCTCTACGTTTCATAATCTAATTAATGCAAACCATATTAACATGGCAATTAATATTATAAAAAATAAACTCATAGCTTTGCATCAATCCATGCTAAAGTTTTTAATACATTTTGTCTTTTACGTTCCATAGTCATATGTGGAAGTAGACTGTTTAAAACATTTTTTAATTCTGGTAATTTTCCTCTTACACTTTGTGAGTACATGATACTAAAAGATCCATCATCTTTTGGATGACCTTTACACTTACTTATTTTACCAAAATTCATGATTTTATGTAATTGAAGTTGATTAGAAATGTATTTTAAAAATGATTCATTAGAACTATTAATAACAATAGTTTTAGTGCTTTTATTTCTATCATAAAAAGTACCATCTCCCTCAATAAGAGAAGTAATGTAATAAATCCATTCTTCTTTAGTCCATTTTTCAGAATAAAATTTATAATTAATATTTTGTTTATCTAAAAAAGGCTTAATTTTATTTGTTTTTTGCAGTATAAATTTTTTTATTTTATTAGCAAACCACAGAGCTCTATCTCCCTTAAATCTGGATTTAAAAGTTTTAGATAAATGAGGAGTTCTTCTTCCATCCTTATTATAAGGAGTAGTCCAATATTCCATATATTCTAAACTAGACTCAAAAGTTTTTGCAAACAGTTCAACAGGATCTTTATCTTTTAATGCCAACACAACAACAAATTTTGAACTAAATTTTGTGTTAGAAAAACTAAAAGAACCATCAGAATCAAACCAACCTCCCCACATAGCCCAATTTATGTTTTTACTTTCCATTCGTTCAATCCATTCTATATTATTTTTTTTACTATTTCTTGTTAAAGATTTTATCAGTATTGTCATTCTGCATACCCTTTCCATATTATTTTATTGTTGATATTGTATCCTGTCTTTAATTCCTTGTTTCTAACATTTACAAAGATTGCATCCATTCCCATGATCACACCATTACCTGTGTTGATTTCATCTAGTGTTACAAATTCAAATCCTATCTGATGAAGATATCCAATAACTTTACCAGCTGATGGGGCGCCAATGTTATAATTGTGGGGTTGCAATTCTAACCATAAGTATTTTGCATTGTGAATGAAACCAGGAGAGCCTTGAATAATATCAAGTTCAGCGCCTTGCACATCCATTTTAATTAAATCAAATCGTTGTCCAGGCAATAACGAATCTAATGTTACACATCTTCTTGTTGTTTTTTTAAATGGTACATTTGTATTTTCTTTATACATTCCATTACCATGATTATTTTGTTTATCATCACAAACATAATAATCGACTTCATCATTATTTTTACCAACTAATGCTAGAATATAATGACCTATTCTAATTAAATCATCTATATGATCCGCATTAGCTTCAATCATTAATTGCTTAGCATTAGGATAATGTTTTTTAAATTCTTGTGTCCATAAACCTTTATGGGCGCCAATATCTAATACACTATTAATTTCTATTTTATGACCTTTAAAAAATTCAAAGGGTTCAAATTTATGTATCATTTATAAATAATAATAGTTAGAATTAATAGAAGCCAAAGTATAACTATTATTAAAGCTAAAAAACTAGGTTCGTGATTTCTTAGATCCATTTTTCTTTCTCTCCTTTCCAAATGCATCATACTTTCTTTTATATGCTGCAATTAATTTTCTTATCATTATTAAATAACCAGCTCTAGTCATTGTAATTGCCCCGCATCATCAAGATCCTTAATGACATCTTCTGTGATATCAACTTCACCTTGATTATTACAATAATCACAGTCTATCGGTTGTTTTTTTCTATCATCATGGTTAAATGTATATACAAATCCATTACCATTACATTTTGGGCATATTATTTTTCCACTCATGCTATTTTTACATCTGCAAATTTACGTTTACCATTTACAGTATAATTCCAGATAATTCCTTTCTTTATTAGATCGTATCGTTTTAGTTTTTCAAAAGTTCTTTGTGGATCAAATCCAGCAAACTCACATAGTTGAATAAAATCTTCATTATAAATTTTACCCCACCACTTAGACTCTCGATGCTCGTCTCTCGACATTGCAACGGTGCATATGCCAAAAGTATCTTGTATCGCTTGAAGAAATACCGCACGCCAAAGTTTTTGTTCTGGTGTTGCAGGTCTTGCATCAGCTTCTAAACTATTTAAGTTTACCATTAAGTTCTCTTGCTTTCTCGTTAACTAATGTTTTTACAACTTGACTTCTACTTAACTTAACATCACGTTTAAGTTTAGATTGAAGTTTAGTTACAGTCGCATAAGTGTCATTATCAACAGTTATGTTTTTGTATTTACTAAAGTCAGTCATTTGTACCTTTCTTGTTTGTTTTTATAATATATAGGATATTAATATAGCTTTGTCAAGTTATTGTTTTCTACCTTGACCTTTATATTCTTTTCTACTGTTTCGTTTATTAGGACGTTTTGAATGTCGTCCGGGACGTTTCTTATTTGTTTGTTGTATAAATTTACCGTTACCTACTGCGACTTTTCGAGCCATGTTTTTTTATAAAATCTTTATCTGTCTCATTAATTTTTAAATACTTTATATGTCCATTGATATATTGTCTAGTATCTTCACCACAATTTGTGCATCTATAATAGTCTTGTACAATCGCTACTAGAAATGCTTCCTCTTTACATTCAGGACAAATTCCAAAAACATTATCAATAAACATAGATGAATTAAATTTTAGTTTTTGCATTACATTACTGTGTATACAACTCTACCATTTAATTTCTGTGCGCTCAAATATTGTTTTCTGTTACCTGCATCGCTATAACTGCAATGAATCCATCCAGAATTAGGATCACTTGGAGTCCAAAATTCAAGTATACATTGATCAAAATCTAAGTTTTTAACAATCCAATCACTAACCTCTCTATTATGTATACCAAACAATTCAAAATCCGCTGCTTGTCCCTTGGTATGTTGACTCCCGCTGCTCGATCCTATGGCCTCGCATAAAGCTGCTGATCTGTAGCCGGAAGAAATAGATACTGGAATTTTAAAATGATCTCTAACAGGTTGAAGAATATTTTTACATAACAACATTAAATTAATAATGTGTTCTTCATTTAATTCATTAGGAATACCAAGTCGTATTGCTTCTTGTGACTTTGTTAATTCATCTAATGTAAAATTTTCACTTAGCTTCATTTCTTAATTTAAGTATAACTTCAATAACATGTTTTTCGTATTCTTTATTTGTAGAAAAATTATCTAGAGCTCTTGCCATTGCAATAGGATTTCTATTCGCTGTCATTTCTCTAATTTTTCTAAACTCTGCATACACTCTTTTTGTATTTAGAATTTCTATATAATATCTAACAGATTCGCATTTGTTTTTAAAGACCCTGACACGCCATTCTATAGTATCTGGCTGTTTATGAGGCAACATACCCTCTTTTGACCATACCCGTATACCAAACAGGTTATGACCTTCTCGTGCAAACCGAGACGTTCCATAGTTAGATTCAACGATAGCCTGCGCTATTATTAGTTCTGTGTTTACTCTTTGTCGTCTTGGGATATTGAAATTTAGATAATTGATGCAGTTATTGAGAGAGGAGATGAATTCTTTGTTGTTTGAGTACTCAAACCTCGGGACACCAAACCCAAGTTTTATGGCCCAGTTGATAGTATCAACTTGGACCTTCCTCTTGGCGGCGGGGTTGGGGAAGAATGTACCTAATACAAATGCTACTAGAGCTATAATCAAATACCTTATTATTGTAGTCTTTATTATCATGGCATTTACAGTGATTTAAAAGGCAGCATCCAACTGCAAGGTTGTTAATACAATTACTTGATTTTTTTCTCAAGTTTATCAACTTGTTTTTGAAGGTAATCAAAATCTTTCTCCAAAAGATTTAATTGTGATTGTGAACGTGAAGGATTTTTTCTATAATTTTCATAATCAGATCTTAAATCTTTAATTTCTTTTTCTAGTGATGTAATTTTTGATTGAGTATTAAATACATAAAATGCACCAATAACCAATACTATAATAACAGATGATAAAGTTTTAAGAGATATAGTAATCTCTGTACCTTCACCTAATTTAGTAGCTTGACTCATTTTTTATCCTCCACTTGATAAAACATATCATCAGTGTCTTCTAATTTCCAGTTTTTATTTTCAACATTCCACTCTGTAGTTTGTACTTTATAATCCGGCCAATGTGTTGAAGTTGTAAAGCTAGAAATACTCCACAAAATACGATTATTAGGCTGAGCTGCAAAATTACCGTTATCAAGAGCCAGTATGTGAGCACACTTATGCTGATCGGGAATTTCAGAATGTTCAGTATCGATGATATTAGGTTCTGGATGAGCCCAATCAATTGTGAATAAATATTCTCCATGAATAAATTTTTTATCCTTCCCTAAATATCTACAACGTTGTCCTATTAAAAAATCAAAAGTAGTAACAGCAGGATAATAACTAAATGAATTCCACAACTCAAGATCGTCGAGAGTTTGATGTTCCATTTGTGGTTGATGCATAGTACCGCTGCTTCTTCTTTGAATAAAAGCAGAGATAGGAAGCCTCCAGTATATTGCACCATTCGTAAGTAAAGCATGAAATAAGATTGCACGCCCCGGAATACTTGCAATAGCAAAGACCACACAATCTTCAGTTTCGCCATGATGTTCTCGTAAGTCATATAAATACTCCCTTCGTATTTTACAATAAATCGGTGGTATATTTGCATTTAAATATGCCATAATCAATCATAAATATCTCCCCATGTTTCACCGCTTTCGTAATCTACTTTGTTGGGGATTGCCAAAGTAACGGCGCTTTCCATTATTTCAACAATCTTTTTTGCATGATTGTCATTTACAACAGAAATATCTAGTTCATCATGTATTTGAATATGTGGAATAATTTTTTCATTATATAAATCTAACATTGCTTTCTTTGTCATGTCAGCAGCAGATCCTTGTATTAATTTATTTAAAGCTTTGTAAGTCATTGCTCTTCTAATTCTACCACGTCCATAAGTTCGCTCTGCTTCTTCAAATGACATTGCAGTATGCATACCAAATGTTGCTGGTTCCCATTTATTAAATCTACAACGACGACCTAGTAATGTACCAATGGATCCTGATGTCTGTGCAAATTGAGATGTTTTATTCATTAATTCTTTTACGAATGGAACGTTATTATGATATTGATTAAATAATATTTCTGCCTCTTCTTTTGTATTTAAACCAAGTTCAGCTTGTAATTTTGCTTTACCCATTCCGTAAAACAATCCAAGATTAATTGTTTTAGCTTGATCTCTAGATATACCTGCCATGTCTGCAACTGTTTTGTGAAAGTCTACAGAATCTTTTTTAAATTTTTCAACAATACTTGTTACAGATTCATCAAAACAAATTGGTTCTGTTGTTGCTGCATAGTGTACAACTAGTCTTGGTTCTTGTTGAGAATAGTCAAAACAGCCCCATTTATGGCCAATTTCTGGTAAAAATAATGATCTAATCATAGGTCCTAGCTCCTTGTTTCTCGCTGGGATTTGCTGGAGATTAGGATTGGCATAAGAAAATCTTCCTGTAACAGTTCCACCTTGATCAGATCTAATTGGATTAATATCTGCATGTATTCTTCCGTTATGTGTAAACTTTAAAATCGTATCTATAAAAGTTGTATGTGCTTTATTAATTTCTCTTGCTTTAGCAATCATTTGAACTATAGGGTGTTTGTGTTCTTGTAAAAAATTTTTAGTAAAGGATGGTGCAGATGCTTTCTCGGTTCTTTCATAATGTAAACCAAGCTTATCAAAAACTGTTGCAATGCTTCTTGCTGCCCAAATCTGTGGCTCTATCCCTGTTTCTTGTTTTACTTTTAATAACAATTCATGCTCTTGTGCTGTTAATTGTTGTTTCAATTTGTGTGCTTTTTCTGTATCAATTCTTACTCCTTTAAACTTCATGTCAATAAGACATGGAAATAATTGTGTCTCAAGATCAAATACATTTTGTAAATTTTGTTTTTGAATTTCTCTTGATAAAACTTTAAATAATTCTAATGTTAATTGTGCATCTTTTTCTGCATAATTACCTACATACATTGCAGGAAGTTTATACATTTCAGATTTAGGATCTATTCCCCAAGACTGCGCTGCTTCATTCAAAGCTTTTTCATCTTTAACTTCACCTAAAAATTCATATGAAATACTATTTAATGTATATGCTAATCTATTTTCATCAATTAAAGATGCCATCACCATTGTATCTACAATGTGTCCATTGATTTGGATCCCCGCCGCTCGAAGCCAGCACACGTCATACATTGCATTGTGAAATATTTTTACATTATCTGCAGCGCAAACTTGTTTAATCCAATTTAAAACTTTATCTTTTTCCAAATTACCACCACCTTCATGTGCAATTGGATAATATGCAGACCATCCATCAACAGCCACAGCAATACCAACTATGTGGCCATTACCAATGATTGCACCAGAACCTCTTGCTTTAAGATCAGGATCTTTAGTTTCCAAATCTATTGCAACATATTTATATCCTTTTAAATCAGGATAATTTTCTGGACAAATCCATTCTTTCTGAGCTTCAAACATTTAAATAAGTACCATAATTAAAAAACAATATATACATAACACTGTAAATAAACCTAAATCAAAAACTAACATTCTTTTACCTCTCATCCTTATAATCTCTTTCTATAATCATCTGTATGTAATGAATTGCTTTTAGCAAATCTTGTTTCTTTCCTTTATCTTGGTGCCTGCAAATATATTTAATTGCATTACCTTCTGCAAACAGTATCTTATTTTCATTTATAAATCTAGAAGGCTGTATTTTATATTTTTTATAATGTGAACCTCCTACTTGTTTAAAAAACACTTTGTTCATAGTATTGGATCTCCTGGTATATAGTTATAATAATCATCTATATCTGGTTGCATGATATAAAGATTTTCTTTTGCACGTGTTACACCCACAAAAAACAATCTGTGTTCCGGATCAGGATTTCTTAATGCTGCATCATGTATAATCTTTTCTATTCCGGTATACAGGACTACATTTTCACATTCTTCACCTTTAACACCATGTATTGTGGATACTTTAATTCTTGCAGGTTTAAATAAATCATCACCATTTGCTAATAATGATTTGATATATAATTTTGTATCTTCTTTAAAATTTAATTGTTCCCAGCTTCCCGTCACTCGTAACCCGTGATTCAACATCAGATCATCTATATCTACAAAATCAACAGTATCTAATGATTTACCGCTAGAAAAACCATATTCAACATGTTTCATATTAAAGTTTAAAACTTTATAAACTGACTTTGCTTCTTCAGCTCCAACGGTTGCACCTTGATTTAATCTTGCCCATACTTGATAGGCCTCTAATAATTCATTAGACAAAACAGTGTTTGTTCTACTATCAAATCTTAAATTTAATGAGGTTAAATGTGCTTTAATTGGATTTAACATTTGATTTGTTCTTGCAATAATCATCCATTCACCTTTACTAAAATCTAAATCTTCTATTCTTTGATCTTCAAAAATTTGTCCTTCAGCATCTCTTGGAAGCCATGACTTAATCATTCTATTATCTACATGTTGTAATATATCTAATGCTTTTCTATGAATTACACGTGGACATCTTCTTGATTCAATTCTTGGATCCACTTCTCCTTTTAAATTTATAAATATATTTGGATCAGCGCCTTGAAACGTATAGATAGTTTGATCGTCGTCCCCTGCAATGTATGATCGCTCACATCGAGATTCAATGTAATTGAACATGTCCCATTGCAGAGGATTCAGATCCTGCGCTTCATCCAAAAAGACAACGCTGAGTGGAGGGCATTTGTCCTTTTCAATGAACTGTTTAATCATATCGGAATACTCAATCATCCCGGTTTGTTTCTTATATGATTTTAAATCGGCATCAATTTGTTCTGTTAACCAAATATCTATTGTTTGATGTTTATCTAATTCTACTGCTGCATCCATTATAGATATTTTTTTACATCTTGAGTATTCAATAATCTTCATATGATCATTTTTGTAAGTTACAGCTTCTGTGTATGGATCAAAATAAGTATCAAACGATAAATCTCTACATATTTGTGAAAAATTTTTAAAAGCATTCCATTTTTCATCTTTAAGTAATTGTGTATTTGTATCTATATTTAATTGTCTTGTTCCTAAAGAATGCATAGTACAAATATATGGAAAGTCTTTTACTTGAGGAAACGTAGGTAATATTCTTTTCCTTGCTTCATTTGTTGCTGCATTACTAAATGTTAAATAAGCAATTCTATCTGCAGGAATTTTATTTATTTGAATTTCTTTTTTTAAATAATTATTTATTAAATGATATGTTTTCCCTGTTCCTGGAGGTCCTGGTATAATTGTTCTTTTCATTTGAATGCTGGCTCTTTCATTTTATTTTCTGTAATCGTTGGTTTATCTATATTTATTGTTTCTACTTTCCATATCCTCACTGATTTTTTATCTAACTTTACAACTTCTTCTACTGCTTTAAGTTCATTTTCCAACATCCTTTGTGTTTTTACTTTTGGTAAATCCCAAGACTTACTTCTTTTTAAGAAACTATTAAAACTTTTATATTGAAAATAACTAAAACCATTTTCTGTGTATGGAATACCTCTTTTAACATCTTCCATTGTTTTACCAGTTGCTCTATTTAAAAAATCTCCAAGTAATTCTCTTAACTGATAATTAAGTTTTGTTGTTTGAGGAGCTTCTAATATTTTAAATGTATCTTTATTAGATATAATTTTATGTAATAATTTTTTCCAAACAACTGAACCTATTGGCATTAACACTTGGCTTAATTGATCCATAACTTCTACAGAAAATTTAGTAAATTCATGAAGAGTATGACCGTCCACTTCAACTGGTTTACCATCAAAATACACAATATAAATCGGTGGATGAGACGGATATTTTTCTATCCTTTCTATTTCTGGTCCTGGTGCATTTTCTCCAACACCAAATTTTCTTTTGACACAAATTTTTGATTCACAAAAACTTCTAATAGGTTCTTGTTTACATTTATATCTATAATCTTTGTTTGATAATGATTTAATAACATTTTCTATTTCAGAATCTGTTAAAGGTTCTTTCATATACTTACCGTTATATGTGCTTAACTTTGTCTTCCATGCTTCTGGAAATCTTTTTCTCAAATAAACACCAACATTAAACATGGTGTCATTTCTTGAGCCTTTAGAAACTTTTTCTGACAATAATGTAACTAAACAAGGAGGAGCTTCAAATAAATCTTCATTCTCTGTTGTTATAGTTTCTTTCCATTGTATTAAATCTTTTTCTGATAAAACTTTTTGATCATGTAATTTAAAAAATTCATCTAAAGATAATGGTTCTGCATTATTATTTAATGCGCATCTAACAGATTTATCTCCACCATGATATGGAAGATTTAACCAACTTCCATATGATTTTTTATCTGCAAGTATATAATCTTGCTTTGGAAATAATTCTTTTCCAGCATGACCTAACATTGCTGCCATTACTTTTAATTTTTCTCTAATTAATGATGCCGCTACAAATTCTTTTACAAACAAAAATATATGTGCACCACCTGATTTTGATTTAAAAACTATTAAAGGTAAATTTTTTTCTTTAATCTTTGTAACTAATTCTTTATGATCTAAATCATAAACATCAACATCTAGACATCCCCATTTACATTTATTATCTTGTCTAATAGGTACAATTCCTAATGCAGGAAATTCTCCGTTTAAATGTTTTTGCCATAACGCATCTGTTATTGGCTTATGTATCATTGTTGAATCTGCTTCGTTCTTCCCATCATCTCTAATCTCTCCAGTCATTTTTGTTTGACCGTAAGATGTTTCAAGACCTGCAAATATCTTCTTGAATCTTTCTAACATATTCCACTCTCAATGTATTGGGGTGATATTTCTATCACCCCATTTAGTATTACTTATTATTTGCTAAACTTTGATAGAACTGTTTTGATCTTTCATAGATAGCTGCATCACTTACAGGACCAACTTTTGTAATGTTGTATCCATACCATTGGTTTCCTTTACCGGAATTTAAAACGGTATTTAATTTGTATACGTGACTAAATGATGGTGGTGTATATGGACCATTTTTACCGTCCATAGTTATTGACATCATCATTGCATTCCACTTTCTGCTAATTTTACCTTGAGATGAACTCATAGATATAAGTGCAGTTTCAGTAGAACCATTATCTACTATTAAAACAAAATGTTGACCAACCGTAAGAATGTAATTTCCATTTGGAAGTCTATCCTTACCCATTTGATCTTTCGTAGTTTTAGATAATATATCAGAACTGTCTGGATATATTTGTTCAGGTCTACCTGATCCTGTACCAAAATCCGACCATTCTTGATATTCAAGTTTATAATGACATGGAATAACTTCTATTCCTTTTGCACCATCATAAACTTTCTTAGTTACTGTATTCAGTAACATTCCTGGTTCAGCTCCTTCTACATAAGCTTGATTTCGCTTTTGTGCTTCTGCTGATCCATTCTGTAATAGTTTTAAGATAGGTAAAGCAACACTAGTGTTCTTTACATTCTCAAAACCTGCATGCGCATCGCTCTCAAACAATATTGATGATGGCAACGGCGCAGCTTTTTTTATTGCTACTTGTTTCTCGTTTCTCGCTTCTTGCATCGATTATCTCCTTGTTATTTTTGTCTGGTTACCTGCAAACGTTTTAAATAGATCAGAGGGCATATCCTGTCCAGATTCGATACGCTCTCTGACCACTGCCTTGAGTGTCTGGGAATGAACACCTACCTTCTGGACTGGTTCAAAACCCTGACCTCGTGCAAGGACAGCATATTGTGCCGCCTTGTTATCTTCGCCACGACCAAAGGTAACAGTGATATCGTTTTTAATGAT